GGTACTCCCGTTAGCTACCAACAGGGCGGCGTGCTGTTCCTGAAACGCTACGTGTACAATGTGTATGGCTTGGCCTTCGCATTGACCAAAGTGTTGGTTGAGGACGGCGATCACATCCGTATCGGTCAGACCTATGCTCGTCACTTGGCTCAATCTTTGGTTGAGACAAAAGAGACTTTGTCTGCCAACGTGTTGAACTACGCGTTTACGGCTGGTTACAATGGCGGCGACGGCGTTCCTTTGAATGCTAACAATCACCCCATCGTGAACGGTACAGCTTCTAACGTGTTGGCTACTGCAGCGAACTTGTCTCAGACATCTCTCGAACAGATGCTGATTCAAATCCGTCAAGCTGTTGACAATAACGGCAAGAAGATTCGTTTGGTTCCCCGCCAGTTGGTGGTGGCTCCAGGCAACGTCTTCCAAGCTGAAGTTCTGTTGAAATCAGTGTTGCGTGCCGGCACCGCTAACAACGACATCAACCCCATCAAGTCTATCGGCTTGTTGGACGAAGGTGCCGCTGTTATGTCTCGTTTGACCAGCGCTACAGCATGGTGGGTCCAGACCGACGCTCCTGAGGGCATGAAGCTCTTGATGCGTCGCAAGTTGGAGAAAACCATGGAAGGCGACTTCGAAACTGACTCTATGCGCTACAAGGCGACAGAGCGTTACGACGTTGGCTTCACTGACTGGCGTGCAATGTACGGCACTGCCGGCGTCTAAACCCAAGCGGGGGGCTTGCCCCCTGCGTTTTAAGGAGAAAAGACAATGGCACAAACCTACTTTGGTTCTACCCTGCGTGCAGGTTCCGGTTCTTTGACTGACACTGTTGACGGCGGCTTCGTCGTTTTGAGCCAGACAAGCACCGTGACTACTGTAGCGGCAGGTACTGCTGTAAGCGTTACCGAGGTTATCCCCGCGTACTCACAGATTATCAATATTTTTATTGATCAAACTGTAGACGAAGCGGTTGGCGGCGGTACGGCTACTTTAATCAACGCAACTGTTGGAACGGCGGCGGCAGGTACACAATATGTATCAGCTACCAATGTTTTCGCTGGCGGTCGCGCTGCGCTTACATTCACAGCTGCACAGCTTTCGGCGATGGCTGATGTTGGTACAAACACCAACGTCGTCTTGACGATCGCTCCCAACGGCACGATCAGCACAACGCAAGGCGTCTATCGCTTTACCGTTGTGTATGCTCAGAAAGTATAAGGAGCACTATCATGGCTGAGTTTAAACCGATGGTCAAAATGGAGACCACAGAGCCTTCAGTTATTCTGAAGCTCAAGAAAGGTGGACACGTAGGCATGAAGGGCGGCAAGGGTGAGCATGGACACAAGAAAATGGCTGATGGGGGCATGATGGATTCGCTTGATCGCGGATCTATGGGCGCTCGTCCTGCTATGTCCATCTCGCCTATGGCTCGCGCTATGGCTGCTCGCAAGAAGCCTATGATTGCACCTCCCCGAATGAAAGAGGGCGGCGAAACTAAATCTATGCATAAGGCAGAAATGTCTAAGATGAGCAAGATTGAGAAAGAGCTGAAATCGCATGAGGGTAAACCTGCTTCTAAGGGTCACATGGGTTTGAAGACTGGCGGAATCGCTAAGTCTACAAAACCAGGTGGCTATAAAACAGGCGGTGTAGTCAACGGTCAAGGCGGCTACAAAGACGGCGGTATTATCAAGTCCACCAAAGGTGAGACAATGATGCGTACGACTAAACCCGACACTAACAGCGCCCCCACGGGTGATGTGAAGATGGGTAATGCTGGCGGCTACAAAAAAGGCGGTGCTGCAAAAAAGCACTATGCTACGGGGGGCGTAGTTGACTCCGGTCGACCCGTAGCAATGCCTCAAGGAGCCAAGAAGCCAAGCGCACCTGTTGCGATTAATCAACTGGCTGGTACTTTCAAAAAGGGTGGCTCTGTTACCCCAGCTGAAGGACGTTTGCAGAAATCTTTTACAGCTGAGAATGCACCCGCTATGCGGGCAGCAAAAGCTGACTCGGAAGATATCTACAGCAAATATCAGACAGGTAAAAAGCGCGGCGGTGCGGTTTGTTGAAATAAGACGGGGGCTTCGGCTCCCGTTCTTTAATTGGAGAAAAATATGAGTAATGGAATTGTTGCTTCAGTAACACGTGCTGGCGCATACGAACCGTTTGAATTACAAGTGTCTCGTGGTCAAATCATGGGTCACAGCACAGCAAATATTTTTGCTTACGGAACTACTCCTGCTACAGCAGGAACATTTAGAACCGTATGGGAAAACATGGCGACAACCGACTATGTATTTCCTACGTCTGCATCCACAATGAATTTGGTAAGCACTGTAGCAGGAGATACGGCTACCATCACAATTACTGGAACAGATGCCAGTTACAACTTAATCTCTGAAAATTTGGTTTTGAATGGAACAACTAATGTTCCAACGACTAAATCATATTTTCGTATTAACAACATATCAGTATCCGCTGGTTCGGCAACTAACCCTACAGGCGTGATTACACTGTCAGTGAGTTCAACTGTTTACGCGCAAATCAACACGCAAGTTGTTGCTGGCGTAACCACCAGCATTGGCACTTCGCAAATGGGTGTGTACACCGTTCCCAACGGCTACACATTTTACGGCTATCGGTATGGCGCGTATTCGTCTTTCAATGGCAACAGTGCCAACTATACAACCTACAGAGCATTAACAAATTCTTCAGCAGGTGTGCAGAGGGTCATTGTTCAAACACCATTTAACACGACATACGAAGTGCAACGACACTTTCCGTTCCCCTATTCTGCTGGAACAGACTTGCGATTCCAAGTGGCAAGTAGTGCCGCATCAGCCGCAGTAGTGAGCATTAATATTGGCGGTGTTTTGATAGAAAACAACAACAATGTTACGGGCTCTGGTATTTAATCATGCCAAGCAAATCACCAGCCCAACATCGTTTAATGGAAGCCGCCGCCCACACAAAGGGCGGTTACGGCGGTGTCCCTCAAAAAGTCGGCAAAGAGTTTGTCAAAGCTGACAAGGGTAAAGAGTTTAAAGAAGGTGGACTTTATGCTAATATCAATGCAAAGCGTAAAAGAATCGCTGCAGGCTCTGGTGAAAAAATGCGCAAACCAGGTAGCGAAGGTGCGCCAACGGCTAAAGACTTCAGAGACTCAGCAAAAACCGCCAAACTGAAAAAGGGCGGCGAGGTCAGTCTTAGTATCAAGCGCGGTGAAGCGCTTCCCGCGTCCCAAGGGGCAGGATTGACTGAAAAAGGGCGTAAGAAGTACAACGCAGCAACTGGCTCTCATTTGAAAGCCCCGCAACCTGAGGGCGGTCCTAGACGCGACTCGTTCTGCGCGCGTATGGGTCCCGTAGCTGAAAAAAGCGAAAAGGGTAGTCGGGCTAGAGCTTCAATGAAACGATGGAATTGTCCTGGGTGGTGATGTATGAGTACTAGCGGAACAGTAGGTACAACGGTAGTCAATGTTCAGAAGTTCATTGACCACGGCGCTCGTCGTTGTGGCAAGTTGGCTGAGGAACTTACGTCTGAACAAGTGCTGTCCTCGCGCGAGTCTTTGTTCTTTTTGTTGTCAAACCTAGTCAATCGCGGTATCAACTACTGGGCGATCAGCAAGCAGGTTATCGGTTTACAAGCTGACAAATACATTTATACGCTGCCTCTAGGCGCGGTGGATGCCCTCAACGTGCTATATCGTACAATGAATCGTCCTACGGGCGGTTACTCAGCTTCATCCGGCGTTGCAAACAATGCGTTTGACAATGATGTAACGACAAAAGATGTACAGACATCGCCGAACGGAAACATCGCTGTAAACTTCGGTACAAATAACCAAGTGTACGCAGGATCTATTGGAATATTGCCCGGAGTTTCCGGTAGTTTCCATATTTTACTAGAATATTCTACTGACGGTACGACGTGGAGCCTGTTAGAAGATACCGGCGTGGTGACTTGGGTAGATAATGAGTGGTTGTGGTATGATATCGATCCTGGCCAGTCGGTTCAGTACTATCGTATGCGTGAAACTGGAGGCGGTACGCTTCAGGTGCGTGAGTTCTTTGTCGGTAACAACAGCCGTGAAATTCAGATGGCTCGTTTGAATCGTGATGACTATACGAACTTGCCGAACAAGAACTTTACAGCTAATCAGCCGTACCAGTTCTGGTTTGATCGAACTATTCCTCAGCCCTCAATTTATTTGTGGCCAACGCCCAGCGACCCATTTATCCAAATGACTGTCTGGTATTCGCGTCAAATCCAAGACGTGGGGGCGCTGACTGACGAGTTAGAAATACCGCAGCGGTGGTACTTGGCAGTTCAGTCTATGCTAGCTCACCAGATGAGTATGGAGTTGCCCGGAGTTGATTTGCAGCGCGTTCAGTACCTTGAGCAACAAGCTGAAAAGTACCTCTATCAAGCTGAGCAAGAAGAACGCGATAAGTCACCAATTTACTGGGCTCCGAATATATCCGTTTACTCCCGATAATTAGAGTTAAAATAAGGGTATGCCACGCTTTCTTGACACCCTAGGAAACTCTGATATCGCTATCGCAGTATGCGATCGGTGCAAGATGAAGCGTGCCCACTCGGTAATGCGCTCTGATCCTAATTTTCCTGGTTTGCAGGTGTGTGATCAGGGTTGCGCTGACCAGTTAGACCCTTACCGTTTACCCGCTAGACAAACCGAACGGATTCAACTCCGTTTTCCTCGCCCTGATGTTTCCGTGGCGGATACCGACCGCAACTTGGTCACAGATCCGAACGGTGCGTATATTCTTTCTACGCAGCAAAACACGCAAACTCCAGAGAATAACGGCAACCTTGACATATTGAGTCCGTAATATGCCTTCAGCACAAGTACAGATAACGCAACTTCCTGCCGCAGGTCCAATTACTGGAACTGAATCGGTTCCTATTGTACAGAATGGGCAAACTGTACAGACGACGACAGGGGCTATTTCCGCGTCACCCTCACAGACTCAGACTTTCATAACTGTTAATCAACAGCCTACTCTACCTAACAGCCGTGCGCTATCCGGCGGTACTGGAGTAGGGTTGAATGACGGCGGTGCACAGTCAACCTTGCAAATCGTGTTGAATGGAGCGAGCGGCTCTTTAGAAAGCGCGAGTACGGGCATTATCGTTAAAAGCGGCGCGTCGTCAGTAGTTTCTAGGTCTATCGCGATTTCAGGCACGGGTTTAAATATATCCAACGCAACAGGGGTATCTGGTAACCCCACCCTAGCTCTAACAGGTTTGCCTCTAGCCCTTGCTGGATTGTCTGGCACCGGAATGTTAGCTTTAGCTTCTGGAGGTACAACTCTGGCGGGACGAGACATACAAGGCACTGCAAATCAAATCAGCGTAGCCAATGGAAACGGCTCAAGCGGTGATCCTACTATCAGCGTTGCTAGTAATCCAGTTCTTCCCGGAACGGGAGCAATGACAATACCTAAAGGTACTACGGGGCAGCAACCTGTAGGTGTAGATGGAGCTTTACGTTTTAATACTACAACTTCTACTTTTGACGGCTACGCCGCAGGTTCTTGGAGACAATTCTCATTAGCTGGCGGTGTAACCTCTTTCAGTGCGGGATCTACAGGTTTTACACCTTCTAGCGGTACTTCAGGAGCGATTGTGCTGGGCGGCGTGTTGAACGCGTCAAGCGGGGGTACTGGTGCAAATACTTTGACTGGTTATGTGTACGGTAACGGTACTGGCATTATGACTGCCAGCGCGACGATTCCTACCACCGCATTGAGCGGTACAGTGACGAACGCTCAACTTGCTAACAGCGCTATCACAATCAACGGCTCTTCTGTAAGCTTGGGTGGTGCTATCACGGTTACAGCTACAACCACCAGTGCTTTGACCATTGGAACAGGTTTATCGGGTACAAGCTTCAACGGTTCTGCCCCAATTACGATTGCAATTGATTCGACTGTTGCTACGTTGACTGGTACTCAGATACTGACAAACAAGACAATCAGTGGTGCATCTAATACGCTGACAAACATTGCCAACGCAAGCCTGACCAACTCGTCTGTGACTGTTGGTACTACGGCAATTGCGTTGGGTGCATCTAGTTTGACGCTAGGTGGTCTAACCTCTGTTGCGGTGACGCAAGACCCAACGTCTGCATTACAGTTGGCTACCAAGCAATATGTTGATGCGGTGGCTGAAGGGCTTCATGTCCATGCATCTTGTAATGCGGCGACTACTGGAACGCTTGCATCAATTACTGGTGGAACGGTAACTTACAACAACGGTACATCTGGTGTTGGTGCTACCTTAACGCTGTCTGTTGCTTTGACTGTTTTGGATGGCTACACGCTTTTGAATGGTGATCGTGTATTGGTTAAAAACCAAGCAACAACTTCTCAAAACGGTATCTATACATGGGCAACAGGCGGTACGGTTCTAACTCGTGCGACTGACTTTGACACCGCCGCTGAGATGGCAAGCGGTGACTTCACCTTTGTCTCTAACGGTACGCTGTACGCAAACACTGGTTGGGTTCAGACTGACCCAGTAACTGTGGTCGGTACAAGCCCTGTTACTTGGATTCAGTTTTCAGGTTCTGGTACATATACAGCAGGTACAGGTCTGACACTGACAGGTACGCAGTTCAGCATATCTAACACTGCTGTAACTGCTAGCTCCTACGGATCTGCCACTCAAGTTGGTACGTTCACAGTCAATGCTCAAGGTCAAATGACCTTAGCTGGTAACACCACAGTGACCCCTGCGGTGGGATCTGTCACTGGTTTAGGTACTGGTGTAGCGACAGCTTTAGCGGTCAATGTAGGCTCTGCTGGCGCTTTTGTGACCTTCAATGGCGCATTAGGTACACCAAGCTCTGGTACGGTTACAAACTTGACTGGTACTGCATCGATTAACATCAACGGAACTGTTGGTGCTACGACACCTACGACTGGCGCATTTACTACTGTAGCCGCAACAACAGTAACGGCAACAACTGGCATCTTTGGAGGAACATTCTAATGGCACAAGCAGGCTACACGCCCATATCTCTCTACTACAGCACCACAGCGGCGGCTGTTCCTGTTAACACAAACCTTGCTTCAGGCGAGTTGGCAATTAACATTACTGACGGCAAGCTGTACTATAAGGACAATGGTGGAACAGTTAGGTTGTTAGCATCAAACGCTACGTCTGCACCTGTTTTGTCATTCCAGACTTCTTTGGGTGGTCTGACTCCTTCTACTGCTACATCTGGCGTAGTAACCCTTGCAGGCACGTTGAATACAACTTCTGGCGGTACTGGGCTTACTTCATACACCGCAGGTGACTTGTCTTACTACGCCTCTGGTACAACACTCACCAAGTTGGCTATTGGCACAGCAGGACAGATTCTGACTTCTAGCGGTACTGCACCCCAGTGGTCTACATTGTCTGGTGTTGCGGTCACGACTTTCAGTGCTGGTACAACAGGCTTCACACCATCTTCCGCTACATCTGGTGCAATCACCCTTGCTGGCACATTGGCAACCACAAACGGTGGCACTGGCCTAACATCATTCACATCAGGCGGTGTGGTGTACGCATCTAGTTCAAGTGCATTGGCTACTGGCTCTGCGCTTACTTTCAACGGAACGCAATTTAAAGTTACATTGTCAGGTAACACGCCTATTGTTAATGAAACAACTGGTGGAACAGCAAATTACTTACAGTTAAAAAATACTGGTGGTTCTGCTTATGTTGGTTCTGATAGTAATGACCTTGTGCTTTACTACAATGGTTCAGCATTTGAAGGAATGAGAATTGCTAACGCTACAGGTGGTGTAGGCGCAGTAGGTATAGGCTACTCATCGCTGACAAGCGTTGGTAACAACGGGCTTGCTGTGCTTGGCAATGTAGGTATTGGTACAAGTTCGCCTGCTTATAAATTGGATGTGTCTGGAACAATAGGTGTCTCAGGCAATGTAACCCTCTCTGGTGGAACTGCCAACGGAGTAACCTATCTCAATGGTTCAAAGGTTGTGACAAGTGGAACTGCGTTAAGTTGGAATGGCTCTGGCGTTCTTGGTATTTTAAGTG